AATTTAATCGCTTCTTCGCGATTAGCATCGTCCGAACAAAATTGGACGAATTGATGCGGATCGTTATCAAAACGCTTCCGCAAAGCCGCAGGAAGGGCCATAAACGCGCTATCCGCGCTTCTAAGGGCATTCATGGCGCTCTGGTAATCCCAGACGCCCTCAAAGTCCCCATAACTCGGAAGCCGAGCCGACGAGGGCAAATGCCCTGTAACCCCAAAACGATTAACAATCGTATTAATGTCAACCTCCTCACGAAAGGATTGTTGAGCAAGAGACGGTTCTGGACACGAAAGACCAGACTCGTCAGAGACCGCATCGCGGTCATAATTAAACGCCGAACGGCAAAAAATAACAGATTTCATAGTAACCTCTTAAAAATAAACGGAAAAATATTCAATCACCTACGCCGTATTGCGGCGAATAACGGGGCTGACGCCCCAAAGTACCCAAACGTCGACCAGACTTAACCGCCTGGTCACGAGCAGAACTCATAGAACTAGCTGACTCAGGATGAGCACGAACAGCCCGGGCACGTTCAACGGCATCCGCCGCCGAAGTAGTGCCACGCTGGATAATCTTCTGAGCAGCACCGACACCTGGAATAGCAACACCGGCACGCCGAGCAAGATCGGCAGCCTTTTCGACAATAGCAGTCGACGAAAGAGCGGAACTAACCGAACCGCCCCTTACCGAATCCTCAATATGCATGACTGCATTAGAAACAGACTCCGCAAGCGTCGACACAGACTCCGAAATAGTCTTAAAACCCTCTTCAACCTTAGGGGCAATGGCATCCGAAGCCTTTTCCAAAGGCTTCTTGATCTTCTCTTCCTGGCGACCAAGCCGCCACTTCTGAGAATCAACGGCCGAATTAATACCGGCCTGCCATTTGTTCCCAAATGTCGAAGGCATCGCCCCGATCGGGGCCGAAGCCCCTCCCTGAGAATAAGCCAGCATCGGATTCAGACCCGCAGCTTCCATATCCTTAACAGCCCGCTGATAACTCGTATTCGAATTACGCGCTTGAAACGCCATCTGCTCATTAGCAGCATCAGTGGAAGCTTGGTTAGACGACTGCGTACCGAAATAGCCGGCAGCAGCCGAAACCCCGGCAGCAATCAAAGCATCATCAATACCAAACATAACGACCCCTTAAAAGTGGTCAATTAAACCAGGTACGCTATACAACGGCATAGGACGAGCGACCTTAGTCTGGAAAAACGAATCAAAAATAAACTGCTGACCATTAGCAGCAGCACCAACGGCCACCACACGAGAAACCGGTGGAGTGTCCTGAATAAACGTTGAATTCAACGTAGGCAACGAAGTGAACTTCTGCGCGAGATGCCAAGCATCAATAGTACCGGCAGCGGTAGAACGAAACAACGAAGAAATACGCGAGGGATGATACCGATACTCGGCCCACCGCTCTTGATAACCAAAAACATCACCGTCAGCAGACGCACCAGTGCAATAAATTTCCTTGTTCAAAATAGCTTGCTCGCCAAGCATCGCGAACGCCGGAAAATAAAAATCATAGCGCGTAGAACGCGACCACATCTTACGCAAACCTTGCTGATAAGTAAGATCAGCACGAACAGAAACCAAACCAATAATCACGCCATGCTCAGTAAAAGACTGAGTAAAACCATGACCATTAGCGAGCGTAGTACCGATACCGCCAAGAGTACCGAGCGGAGTAGTACCACCAGTCAATCCAGTCTGGCCAGTCTGAGCAACGGGGTTAATAACAATAGGAGTTGAACCGCCTCCCAAATACTCAGGACGCTGTAAACGCGCATCCGGAGACACAACACCAAAATGAGATCTGATAATCTCTGTGTAACGAGTACCACCACGAGCATCACGCTCAAGCAACTTCTGAATCTGAAACGCCTGACGCAACTGATTAATAGTCGCAGCAGTGGCTTGAGAGAGATCAGCATACAACTGACCTGCAACACCCGCAGAACCGGACGCAACATAATCACGATGAGTACCGCCATCCGGTGCAATAAAAACCTGAGCAGCGTTCCCCTGCGAATAAATACTCAACCCATCCGTAATAGCCGCACCCGGACCATCAACCGCGATCCGAGCCTTAGTACCCAAAGGCAAAGTAACAGAAGCACCCTTCTGAGGCCACGGCAGCGCCGACGTAAAATAGTCATGACGCTTGCCACGACGACGTAAAACAAAATCACTGGCAGTATCAGGACCATCGCCAGTGGGAACAGTCAAAGACGTCTGCAAATTCTCGTCTCGAAACCACTGATTCCAAATCAAATTATAAGCACGAGCATGCAAATTAGCATGAGTAACAGTAGCAGCACCACCGACCTGACCAACAGTCGGAAGTCCCATGTAATCCTGCAAAGAACCAACGGTATAACCAGCAGTAGGGCTAGTACAGGTAGGAACAACATACGAAATGGAATCCCCAGGATTATTCTGCTCGCCCATAAACTTCTGCCAATTATCCCAAACCAAACGATTGGGAACAAAAAAGAAAAAAGAATCAAGGTGCAAATTGTCCATCACAGGGAACAATGGGGTAGCCAACCGAGCAAAAGCCGTCATATTCAAACGGAACGTGTCACCCGGGAGAACTTCGTCTACATAAACCGGCACAAGATAGCCGGCATCAAACGTCGTCTTGTGAGTGTGCTCAATATCAAACGACGAACGCGGAATATCAGCCCGCGGAACCATAGCGAATTGGTGGACATCAACAGAACGATTTTTATGCATCATCATGGCAAAAACTCCAAAAAAAACCCCCCGTCAGGGGGGAAAGGGGCTTACTTAACGAAATCAACAGCGCGGGCAATGGAACGGGGTTTTTCGAGAAGCGAAAACGACGCGTCCAAATCGTTATACGAACCCAACTCGAACATCTCATAATCGGAAGGGTGCTTACCCATTTCCGAATCAGCACGAGCAACCTCATCACCAAACCCGCGAACAGCAGCGCCGATCGCCGGAACAAAGGCGGGACGCATGAACGCATCAACAGCAGAATCACGAATAGCAACAATAATCTGAATAGTCATAATAACCCCTAAATAGAGCGCCGAGATAAACCAAGACGCGCGGACGCCACACGAGCCTTGTCTTGCAAACGCCGAGGCGTATTATCACGCCACAGCTTGCCCATCTCTAACTTAGCTTTCAACTTCTTCTCATCATAATCGCCAAGTTTAGAAACATACTTCAAATAATACTTAGGGGCCGGTACCTTGTGGCCCCTAGACACAACCTTCAAATCAGTAAAAACATCACGCCAATACAAACGCATCCAATCTAGTCCCACGCCCGGCTTGAGAGACATATGCGCGAACTCCGGACAAATCTCATAGAGCTCGCCGGTAGAGACGTCCAACTTCGTATAATGGGCCTGTGCGTTCGCACCATATTGCTTCTTGACAATGTAACGAGCGATATAGGCCGCACTATCAAAAGAGGCTTCGCCGATCGTGGCAAAACCCCAAGGCCACAATTTGTCCAATATCTTGGACGTCCAAAGATGGGGCCTACCCTCACGCTCTTGAAACACAACCTTATCAGCAAAATCCCAATTAAACAAAAGGGCATGAAAATGAGGGCGACCGCCCTCCTGGCCATACTCACCACCCATGAAAAAACGGACTTTACGCCCATCATTATGGGCTGAGACATGCTTACGCAATCGTTTGAGAAACTTCTGAAAATCCGCATATTCTAACGACCCCCTAGCTGGCAAAAACTCATCTGAATAGGTGAGTGTAAGCGCACAATTATCGGGCCATAGCTGCGTCTCATGAACGCACCTAATTGCCCACATTTGGCTGTACCGCAACCTGCAGCCGATGCACCGGCCGCAAGACACTGAAAAGTCGAACAAGGCCGAGGATTTAACAATACGAACATTGCCATCCTGGCCCCTGATCGCCCGAAGAGGCGAGTAACACGGCATTAGAAACGAAAACCACCACGCATGGGGCTATTGAGATTAGCCGCTTTGGTGTGCTTAGAATGCGAACGAAACTGGGAAGCAGACTTCCCTTTAGAGACCGACTTACGACGAAGAGGGGACATAGAAAAACCTTTCAAAAAGATTTAAAAAAACAGGAGATACAAACACAGAATACTGTCTTTTGGTGTCACCTGCAACAGTTACA